ATCCAAGACTTCCCGACCTTGTGGACGAGCCAGACTTTCCAATCCTTGCCATCGACCCAGCCAGCCGCAAAGCCTGAGCCCCATCGGGAGGTAGCAAGACGATGCGACGCGTAGGCCATGGCTTCTTTCTGGCAAAGACACCCGGCACTGAAAGCGGCGCCGCCTTCGGCTTTAGTTAGATTAACCTGGCTAAGCGTGTGCGTGTGTCCGTGGATAAGAGCCCCGCCCCGATCGGCGTAGTGCTTCCCCTGCTCGGCGGTGGCATTGAGGCCGTGAGCGTAGCCGTGGATGAAAGCCACAGGTCCAAGGCGATAAACGCCCTTCTCGGCGTGGTAGGGCAGGATGGTCTTAACCCCGCAGCTCTTGGCGGTGGTCTTAATGCGAGCTTCAAGGTCCGCGCAGTAGTCGCGGACGATAGCCGAGCCCGAGGTATGCTGCAAAGCGACTGCCCGGTGCTCGTGGTTACCCATCAGGTAGATGGTGGGCTTGGTGCGGGCAAGGAAGTCCTCACCGCCCTGGATGTCAGCCATCAGCGACTCGGCGCCTTCAGCGTCATTCCCGACCCCACGGCGTAGGCTCCGAAAGTCGAAGCAATCCCCGAGGTGGACACGGACGGTAGGCTTGTAGTCCTTGATAAACTCGCAGAGGGCGTCGGTGGCTTCATCGTCGGCCATGTCACCGTGATTATCACCGAAGGCTACAAAACGGATAGGGTCAGACATGGTGTAGGACTTTCTTGGCCTTCAATTCAGCCAGGAGTTCGTCACGCTTGCGGCGAGCGGCGTCCAGATCGGTGCCGACGCTGATGATGGTCGAGCGGCCTGTGATGGAGTGAACGCGGAAGTAATACTGCCTTCCCGACTTCATCAGATACTTGTTCGCGTTCGTGCTAACAGGGCGGGCGTGCTTCATATGTGTCCCGCATTTAGTGTGCTTCGGGCAGGAGGCGAGGAACGCGGCCCGGTCATAGGATAGGCCGACGGAGCGTGCCCAAGTGACCTGCTCGGCGGTTAGAGTTTCCATTCGCGTGCGAGGTCTCGGCCTGCGTGCATGATGGACTGACGCTCGTTGGGTCCGAAAAAGAGCTCGTGGTCGAACGAGTGATTATAACGGATAGCCTCGATGGAGTCTTCTTCCTCGGAGTTTGCCGGACCGATGCCAGCGGTCTCGACGTAGATGGTGCGGATTCGCCAGCCTAATTCTGGCAGGATGTTCTTACAGACCCGGAGTTCGTTGGCATAGCGCCAGTCACTCGTCACTACCGTCTCGTGGGCCATACCTCCGGCGTTAGGGATACACGGCACGAAGTTAGCCAGGTGCTTGGCGAAGATGTCTACATCGATGGAACGGGCGAGACGGCCAGCGGCGACGAGGAAGTCACGATGATCGCATTTAAAGGTTTCATTGAAGAAGTCGCCCTCGAGCTGCAGGTATTCGAGGTAGTGGTTCGAGGCTTCTTTCAGCGCGTCGGCGAAGTTAATGCGTCCACAAGGTCGGTTAGACCATTCGAGGATGCCATTAGCGAGGGTGTCCTTTCCGGCTCGTGCGTAGCCGGAGATGAGGATGAGGGTGGGTGCAGACATGGGACTGGGGAAAGGCATCAGAGGTTATTGCTTACCTCTCGGAGAGCCTTGCGGAACTGGCGGCCCGTGATGCCGCAGGCCTTGCGGATGGCCCGGTCACTTGGAGGGATGCTCATATCAGCGTCCCTGACGGCCTGCACGAGCATCTGGACGGCGACCTTGCGGCGCTCATCCAGAGAGAGGGAATGAATCACCCCGTCGCGGTAAGGCGGACAGGGGTTCAGTTTCGGGTTATGCTTGGCGGCGGCCATGTTAGAAGGGTACGGATCCACTGTCAGGGGTTTCATCGACTACGGGCTTCTGGGTGCCCTTGGGGAAGGTCAGTTTATACTTAAACTGCGGCTTGCCCTGCCATTCTCCGTTGGGGGTAACTTCAACGCCGACGAGGCAAGTGACGCCACAGGCGGGCGTGATGTATTCGATGAACTCGGCAGGGGTGGCATCGAGGCGAATCTCTTTAGCGAACTGGCCGGAGAACTTACCGACGAGCATGGCGAGAGATTTACCGTACTTGGTGCCGTAGGACTTCGACAGGCAGTTCCCCTGGTCATCGAGGAAAAATAGGCGGGACGAGGTGGTGCCATCGTCGTACTGTTTAACCTTCTCAAACTTCGGTTTGATGAGTTTGAGTTTATAGGTGCCGGAGAATTCGATAGACTTCAGCGGGGGGCGTTCGGGTGTGTTCATGAGATTATGCAAATTGGATGGGAGCGGGCGCAGCTGAGGCGGCCTTGTTGGAGTCAATGACCTGGACTTCCTCGGAGTATCCGGGCCAGTTGTTCGTCTCCGAGCATTCTTTATAAGTCTTCATTGCGGCCTCCCAGTCGCAGATGGCACGGGTCTGGAGGTCTGGGCCGATTTCATAGACGGCGCCTGCATCGACCTCTTTCTCGGCGACGATAAAGCGAAAGCCTAAGAGACGTTTGGAAAAGGCCGACTCAAGCGTAGAGCGGTAGATGTGGGCCTGCAGGTCATAGCGGTAGGCATAGACGGACTTAAGGAAACCGCGGGGGCTGGCGTCCTCGGAGGTCTTGAGGTCGTAGAGGTAGCCGTCCGACCCGATCGCATCGATGGCACACTTCACGGGGACTCCGTTGACGATGGAAGTAAACATGAACTCGGTGAACTCGAAGTTGACGCCGAGGCTGTTCTTAATGCGGAGCATGGTCTTCGCGGCTCGTTCACTGGTCGTGGCTTCTTCAAGTGTGAGTATGGTCTTACCTAAGGCCTCCGCTTCAAAGGCGGAGTAGGCGGCCTTACCGTCTTTTGTCCGGCGATCGATGCCTTCTGGGATGACCGCAAAGTTAGAGACGGCTACATCGGGCTCGAGCACCAGGGCGTGAACGTATTTACCAACGCGGAGGGCTTTGGTCTCCTCGCGTTGAGTGTTGAGATAGGCCTGATAATGGGCTCCAGATTTCAGCAGCTCTTTTGTACCGCTAAAATTAAGCGCTACGCAGGCGTCGTAAACGACGCGGGATGGGATGGGTATGGGCATGGTGGGAAAATTAAAGGGCATCGTCCTCGGGATTGGACTCCTCGACGGCGGCACCGATTTCACGGACGGCCTGCAGGGCTTTCTCGGCGGCGTTATCGGCCACATCGAGGGCGTGACGGATAGCCCGCAGCTGAACGACTACAGCGTGAAGACGATCGTGGAGGCCTTTGACTTTGAAGGCCTCGTCGATTTCGCCGGGGTGGATGGCATTAAACTCCATCATGGCGGCGTCAGAAAGTTTTTCGAGCGTGCGGAAGTCAGCGTCGAGGCGGGAGGCCGTGTGAGGCTGGCCGGGCAGGACATAGAGCCCTGAGGAGACCTGCGTGATTAATCGCAGAATGTTATCTCGGTTCGTCATGGGCGAAGGTAAGTTCCTTTATCTCCCCTGTTGGGGCAAGCGTGAAGTAACGGACATCGGAACGGCGCAAGGTTGGCTGGGTATGCTTCTTCCACTTAGCGAGGTCCGTCATGAAGTCGGCCTGCTTGCGGGTGTTAATTTCGAGATAAGGGAAGCCGTCCAAATGGATGACCAGGCAAAAGGTTTCGTGACGGCGAAGGCCTTCGATATACTTCAGCACATTCTTCGGGACAGGATTAGCCATGACGACGCATCTCCTGCCAATCGGCGATGGCTTCCATGAGTTTGGCCGGGTCCACAGAAGGGGCGTGACGGACACAATACCAGAGGTCGTCACCAGCCTCCCGCATGGCTTCGAGGCGTTCCTCGAGCTGCTTGATGCGTGCTTCGTTCTTTTCATTGTCTGCCCGGCGATTGTTCATGCCCGCATTAATCATAGCGTTAGAGGCTTTAGTGTAGCGGTCTAACTTGTCTTTAAGTTCAGCAATTTCTTCATTCTTAATTTGAATGAAGTGCATGGCAACTTCGTCCATGTCATCTGTTGGTTCGTTGCTCATTGTTGTCAGTTAGATTCGTTGTATTCTTTTAATTCGTTGAGCAAACTTTCGTGGCTAGATTCACAAATAATTTTAATTGCCGTTATTTTATGCTCTAAAATAAGACATTGTTCCTCGAGTTCCGCGATCCGTTTGTCCTTCTGCTCTAACGCGGCCTCGACCACATTGACGGGTAGCCATCCTTCAGGCATCGGTGCTACGCTTGGTGGCGTCCTCCCAGCGGGCGATATTATGCTCGATGATGGTCTTTACCAAGGGGTCCATACTGGGAAGCCCACAAATGATGCGAAGGGTCGAAGCGAGCGAGTCTCCGGCCAGTAGGGCGGCACCCAGTTTGGCTTGCGAAGTCCGCAGCTGATTATCGGACTTCAGCGCATTGAAGATGTCTTCGGGGTTCATTTGGTCAGCTGGCGAGGGGTCGGTGAGAAGGCAGGGGCGACACTTGAAACAGCCGCAGAACGGAAGCCAGAGGCCTCTGAGCCATTGTCATCGAGGTCTACTGATATGCCACAGGCCGTTGAGATAGACATACGACGAGCATAGGTTATTAATCCGCCGACCTGTTGGGCGGTCAGGCCATCGGCCTTCATCAATAGCGTGCCGAAGTCGAAGCGCTCACCGGAGATGTGCAGGAAGGCCGTGGATACGCCTACCTTTCCCTCCTGGCTCACGAGCGTTTGGATCAGGGCGAGGTCGTGGTCGAGTAGGACGGGCTTCACCGCGTCCAGTAACGCATCGAGAGATACGTACTTAGCGGTGAAGTTAGCTTTAACGACTTTATTAGCCTTAACATTGTCGAGGGCCGCGAGGGCGGCGACAAGTGAGGCAGTGGCGGTTTTGTTTGGGGGCGTGGTGCTCATGGTGGGAATTATTCGGAGGCCTTGGTGACTTCGCCTGCCTTGATAGTGGCCTCGATGTCAGCGAGTGACATACGGGTGTAGCCGGGCAGGAAGAGGTTGTAGTAGGTCACGCCATTACGAACCGTAGGGGTAAGCAAGCGAGCGACCTTCTGATCGGGTAATACGATGTATGACGAGTCCGCGATGATGCGGTATTCGGCGGGAGTTTTGGAGGTGGGTTTTTTCATTAGAGGAAAGTTAGTTTATAGCGTTACGGGTGGCCGCGTCGTAGATCAGCAAAGCGTCAGCGTTCCAGAGGGTGACATCGACGGAGGGAAAGAGCTCGGCGGCGCGGGCCTTGAGTTTGTTCTTCCATTGGGTCGTGGTCAGTTCGCCCTTCGTGCCACAAGTGTGGGCCTTCTGCCAAATGGCGGGACGGATGCGGTGAATCTTCCAGCCCATAGCGACGGCGGCACCGTAGAGGACGCCCGTGTTCCACATCAGTTTACCGATGGCCGAGCCAGGGATGTTCTTGCCGGCGAAGAGGGGCGGTTCCTCGAGAAATAGTTCGGCGTCCTTGGCCCTGCAGCTGAGATCAGCGAGGAGTTGGCAGACCTCCACATCGGTGCCGGGCATCTTAACGCACTCGACAGGGTCTCCATCGACGGACCAACAAATACCCCCGTTAACACCGGGGTCAATCGCTACGATGATATGGGCCATGGCAAGACTCTTGTCACTTACCCCGCTGGGACAAGCGGAATAGGTTACTGACGCGGATGGCGTAGTCGTTCGGGGCGAAGTTCCACGATTTGGCGCCTTTGTAGCCGCGATTCCAAGCCAGGGCTAACTGCTCAGGGGTGGGGGTCGAGTAGCCGTCCGCCTTGAAGCGCTGCCGAAGGATGCGGAGGTGGGCCGCCGCGATCATGTCCTGGGCGGTAGCGTCCCTCCACTTAGACCACTGGTAGTGATAGTGGCCTTCTGACTCTAATCGAAAGTTAGCATCCTCCCATGCGGCCCGACCTACCTGATACATCCCACGCTCCCCTGCTTTTCCTATGGCTTTGCGGTTCTGCCCGGACTCGACCTGAGCGATGGCCTCGAGGAAGGTGGCGTCGGAGGCCGCAGCGGAGTTGAAGCCGAGGAGGAACAGGGCGACTATGGAGAAGGGGCGGGTCATAGTAACTTGCCCTTTTTGGCGGCTGACCAAACTTCGTGGGCTAAACCTTTTTCTGGACAATAAAAGCCGTCAATAATTTCAAGCAATTCATCCCCACCCCTAGTCAGTTGAACAACCTGAGTCTTAAGGTTGGAATGGGATTTTGCTAGTTCACAGTATTCGTGCGCCATCCTTTGGCACTGTGCATTGAGGCGTTCAAGTTCGGCTTCCAGATGTTCGTCATTCATATCCGTCTAGGGGTTTGGCTTCCTTCGATGGTCACGCCGTCGAGCTCGTAGGAGTAATTGATGCCCACCCATCCGCCAGCGGCGACATAGACGCGGAGCCAGACTTTGGTCCCACCGTCCTCGCTGATCGCTTCGTGGTAGTGGTTAAGGCACTTCTTCATCCGGGTGCTAGCGATGGCGGCCTTAGCCGAAACGATGTCACCGCACATCACTCGCTCATTGATTTCGTAGAGTTCGGAGAGCAGGGCAAGCATACCGTCGGAGTGTTGGAAGGCGCTCATACGCTGGGCTTGCCCACCTTGGCGGCGAGCCATTCGTGAGATGCGTTCCCACTCTCGTAAGAGGCGACCTTGTTGGTCAGGACTTGCTCAAGGTTATCCCCTGCCTTGGTCAGCAGCTCGACCTGTGCTTTCAGTTCCTCGTTCGGGATGATGGTGCGGGTGGTGAAGGCAGTCAGCCGCTCGACCTGTGCCTTAAATCGGTCAGCGTCAGCCTTTAAATTAGCCACTTCCTCTTGAAGTCCACCAATCTGGTTGAGGTCGTGGATGCGTTCCATACGGAGTTTGGCGTAGTCGGCGTGACGAACCCAATCCCCGTGGAGGTGTTCAAACGGGCTGATGTAAATGCAACCATCCTCATCTTCTCCCCACATCATCGAAAAACGTTTTGGTTCACTCATGGGGAACAGCGTCGGGGGTGATGGCGTTGCCGGAGATGATCGCGTCATTCATGTCCTCGATGCGTAGTTTAAGAACCGTAATCTCCGCAGACTGGTCGGAGATGATACCGTCCTGCAGCTCGATGGCGGCGTCGATGCCGTCAGCGTAGGCCTTCAGCGCCGTGGCCGCGTCATGTAGATAACGGACCGTTGACCAGGGGTTAAGCCACCAGAGACGTGGCAGAAAGTTGGGTCGGATGATGTTCATGCGTTAAAGCGGTTCGGGTTACGCTTGGCATAGGTCTTCTTATTCGACCACTTGATGCCGATAGCAGAAACGTAGTTGATGAGTGTCGGCTTGTTAACCCCGAGGGCGTCAGCGGCGTCCTGCAGGGTCTTGCTGGCATCGTTCAGCGCCGCGATCTGGTAGAAGTTTCCTTCCAGTCGGCGGGCGAGGTTCAGCGTGACCGGACGGGTGAGGAGCCAAGTGGTATCTGGCTTCGGGGTGATGGTGTTAGTCATAATCTTGGGTGTGTAGCGTTGGGGCATGGTGGGAAATTAATGGCTGTTTATGATGTCGAGCAGGTTCGGGCCGTCAGCCAGAGCGACGATGTAAGCCGCGATAGCGATGGCGATGGCGAGGTAGATGAGTAGTTTGGTCATGGGATAAAGGTTCTTTCCCAGAAACAAAAGTAAGTCAAGCACCTTACCAAAACAAACGACCCACCGAGAGAAACCATCGTTGAGAGGGCCGGTGGGTACTAAAGGATGACTCCCCCGTGCCTTGCGGTATAGGGGGGAGCCGTTATGTCGTCCAATGTACCACCCCAGAGCCGTCCGTCAAGGGCGATTAGACCCCCCTGCGTGCCCCGTGGCAGGCTTTGGACCGTCTGGGCGATACCTTGCCCTTACTTGGCCTTCTTGAAGCCTTTAATCTTGGTTAAAAGCAAATCAAGGAGCTCCGGCGAAGCATACCCCGCGCATCCTGCGGCGGCGAATCCGATGGCCTCCGAGTTAAAGTAGCCCTTGGTGGCTACCCCGACCAGCAGAGAGGTTAGGCCAGCCGTCACGGTGCGGCGCAAGATAAACCCTAGCGAGGCCTTATCGGGGGAGCAGGCGAACCGAATCAGCCACGAGGTAGCACCGATGGCGATACCGAGGCAGGCGTCCTGCAGCTCCTGGGGAAGATTGGACGGGTCGGGGGGGGGTGGTAGAGCGCTCATTTGCGGGTCGTGAAAGAATAGATGAGACAGAGATTGGCGATAGAGTAGCAAATCCACATGGCGGCCATAGGCCAGTTACGGCAGACAAGGTTCGCGAGGCCTGCGGAAAGATAGGCAAGCGAGGCGATCGCGGGGACCACGGTGGCACAGAAAGTTTGGGTGGTCATGAGATGCGGGGCGGCTTGGCGTTGGCGTCCATCACGACGCGGCGGTAGTTCTCGGCCCATAGGACGCGGGCAATCATCTTCCCGGTGCGGTCGACTTCGGTCTCTGACATACCGGGGTGGCAGAGGTGAGTGACCTCGTGGATGAGGACTTCGATCTGACGTTTAGCGCCAAGCCTAGGATCTATTTCTACCAGCCCTTCGCCAATCGTGGCCTGTCCCCAAGCCTTCTCTTTACCGAGTTTCCGCCAGACCACCTTGACTGGGTTAGACTTTCGGCGGCTCATAGTCGGACTTGTTAGCGTCATCGCGTACCTTGTCCCAGAGCCAATAGACGGCGAGGCCTGCGGCGATGGTGAG